GTTCAGAAAGTATTAGAGAATTTGTAGTAAATTTTTAACTCACTCAAATTAAAGGCCATCAGCTTTATGCTGGTGGTTTTTTGTTTGGGCAAGGTTTGCTACCGACATTTATGTCGCTTGCAAGGGCATAAACCCATATATATAGGCGTTTGTGCGTAAATTATTTGTTATATTGGCAGGTGATTACATGGATTATGAGCAGTATTTAATAGACCTAGTATTTGAATATTTGCCGAAATACTTTTCACAAGAGGAAATAGAAACTATTTTAGCCGATAAAAAACTATATGGTCCGAATGGCATAAGGCGTGAACTAGGGCAGATAGATATTTGCTTCTTCGCACGAGCATACTACCCCCAATATTTTACGAGTGCTATTCCAGACTTTCACTTGGAAATGTATGACCTTATGGAAACGATAGTCAACGGTAAAGGTGGTAATAAAGTTGCGATAGCTAGTCCCCGTGGCAGTGCTAAAACTACTTTGTGGGACTTCATTCTCCCTTTATGGTGTGCCTTATACCGTAAAAAGCGGTTTATAATTCTAATTTCAGACAGTAGCGGACAAGCAGAAAGTTATTTAGGCAACATAAAAGAAGAAATAGCAGGCAATGAGGCTATAATTCAAGACTTTGGTAAACTTCAAGGTTCTACATGGAGAATGGATGAAATACTGCTAAAGAATGATGTTAAATTAGCCGCCAAAGGCTCAGGCAAAGCTATTCGCGGATTAAAGCATAAGAATTTTAGACCAGACCTGTTTATCATTGACGATGCCGAAAATGATGAGAATGTGGAAAGCGAGGACCAGCGCAAAAAGTTAGAGTCTTGGTTTGATAAAGCCATCAGTAAAGCAGGTGACGAAAAGACAGATATAATCGTGATTGGAACGATTTTACATTATGACAGTCTGCTATCGAAGCTATTAAGACGACCAGGATTTAAGACAAAGAAATATCAAGGTGTAATCAGCGAGTCTCATTCAGGCTTATGGGCAGAATGGGAACGATTATATACCAATTTAGACGACATTAACCGGGTGGAAACAGCCCGGTCTTTTTATGAGCAAAACAAAGAAGAATTGCTTAATGGCGTTCAAGTCTTATGGCCTGAAAAAGTAACTTACTATGACTACCGCGTGATGATAATTGATGAAGGCATAGCATCATTCAATAGTGAGGTTCAGAATGAGCCTATTAACCCCGCAGATTGCCCTATACGCGAAGATGAAATAGTTTACTATGATGCACTACCTGATTTAAGCAAATGTGCCATAGTGGGCGCGGTAGACCCCAGTATGGGGAAAACCAGAAGGTCAGACAAGAGTGCTATAGCGATAATTGCTAAAGACGAAGCAGGTTATATGTATGTTATTGAATCAGATGGCAAAAGACGACATCCAGATATAATCATTAATGACATTTTAGGTTATGCCGTTCAATATCCGTTTCAGCAGTTTGGTTGTGAGACAGTACAGTTTCAAGAGTTATTTGCTCATAACTTACGGCAAGCATCGGCAAAGCGTGGAGTTTATCTTAACATCATAGAAATTAAGCCGACAACAGATAAGGTTTTGCGAATCATGGGCTTAATGCCGTTGCTAAAGAATGGTTATTTGCGCTTGCATCGGTCACAAAGAGAACTGATACAAGAACTTTGCTATTTGGGCAAATGGCGAACTGATGATGAAGCTGATGCCTTACAGATGGCAGTTAGCTTGATAACAACGGTTGAGACAGACTTTGAACACTCGATGATGCCCGATATTTGCGGTGTTTCAATAAATTGGTAAAGGCAGGTGATAAATATTGAAAAATCCCTTTGCGATATTTGCGAAGTCAAAAGAGCAAGCTAGAAGTCCAAGTCCAGATACCCCACCCTCTTCGGGTACAGCTAAAACAGAACAATATTCTATGGTTTCATATCTAAAATATGCTTTTATGCCCCGTAAGTTTGATAGAACTAGGCAGTTAGACATAACTCAATTCAAAAACCATAGCACAAATGACCTGCTGGACTTGTTGCGACACAACCATCCGGAAACTTCCTTTAGTATCTGGCAATTCCTGCGAGTAGCTAATTCTACTCTTACCTTTAAGGCTAAAACAGTGACAGGCGAAGATAGTAAACGCGGTCAAAAGGTGCTAGACGGCTTGATATGGAAGCTCAACCATGCTAATAACGGCAATAACTTTCAAGAAGCTAGAGGAATTGACTTAATAAGCGGCCAATTGCTCTTAAATGTGATGATGCGCGGTGGTGCTGGTAGCGAATTAGTTTTAAACTCTATCGGCAGAATGGATAGACTACAGGTTTTTGACAGCGCAACACTTTACTTTAAGACTGAAAACGGGCGATTAGTGCCGTATCAGAAGCAGACAATACCTGGCAGTATGGGTTATACAAAGATTGACTATCCGACTATCTTTTATAACCCGCTAGACCCTGCGCCCGATGACCCTTATGGCGCAAGTCCGCTTATATCGCTAATTCAGATAGTGGCATGGCAGATAGGATTCTTGAACGACTTGCAGGCAGCGGTTCATCAAACCGGCTATCCTCGTATGAGGATTAAGCTTCTTGAGGAAATAGCCAAAAAGAACGCGCCTATCCACATTCAGAATGACCCTGTTAAATACAAGGAATGGATGGACAAGATAAGACTCGACGTTCAGACTTCTATGCGAAACTTGGAGCCTGATGCCATACCTGTTCTATGGGACAGCGCAGAGCTTGACCTAGTGGGCAAGGGCGGCGCAGGTAGCACCATTAGGGTTGATGCAGTAATAAACACGATCAACAAATCACTTGCTGCTGCGCTTAAAACCTTATCCTCTATTATCGGCATAAGCGCAGACACTTCTAAAGAATCCTATGCTGCTGAATTAAAACTCTATTCTCGTGGAATAGAATCGGTGCAACAAGTAGTCGAAAACCTGCTAGAACGCGCTTTAACGATGGCATTAAACCTAGAAGGGGTTAGAGGTTGGGTAGATGTAGAATTTGAACCAGTTGACTTGCGTTCTGAATTGCAAGTGGTAGCTGAATTGCAGACACGGCAGGATATTATAATAACTGCTCGTATGCGCGGCTCAATTAGCGACTATGAAGAAATGAAAGCGCATCGCAATCTTCTGGGTTTTATTGGTGAACCGCAAGATTGGGAAGCACTCGTAGAAGAACGCAAGGCTCGTGAAGAACGCGGTGGACAAGCAGAAGATTATCCACGTCATGGCAGTCCCCCAGCGAACCAATAGAAAGGAAGGTGAAACATGAGTTTTAAAGATTACAGCCAACAGGCTTATGAGTGGTTTAATGATGAGATAATTCCTTCTGTTAGACTCGTATCGGTGCGTAGCGTAGCAACGGGTGGGACGACTACCACAATAATTGATACAACTAAAAGCTTTGAATCTGACTTATACAAGGGCAAAATTGCCAAAGTAACTATTGATGGCGTTGACTATTACTGCACTATAACGGCTAGTTTGGGAAACACGTTGACCTTTGCGACAATAGCTAAGGCAGTAACAGCGGGTTGCCCATATGAAGTATTAGGGTAGGTGATTAAATGGGTTTAGCAACACAAAGCGAGATTGACAAAGCAGTCATAGAAGCAAAGAAAAAACTTCGTGATGATGAAATTATGGACGTTTTGAAGAAGTGCAGTTATGGCGGCAAGCCTGTTGATATGAGTTTGAAAGGTGGTGAAAGAGATTGGCAAAACCGACTGAAGCGCAGTTAGCGAAAATTAACCGATTCGCAAAGACTCCGCTAAGTGCTGACGATGTGCATGTTCACAAGTTTAGACTGCTTGGCACTGGCTACATACCGTCCCGATATTTGCAGTTTGACTCTTCGCTGTTGGACAGATACCTAGCGAATGTCAACAATGGAGATGTAGTGCAGATAGCAGACCATACATTCGGTAATACATGGGTTGATAAAGTTACTTTACCTTTTGGCCGGTTCTTTGAAGGTGAACTTGTAAGTGATGGCGACAAGGTACAGTTAGATGGCAATATGTTCATGCCAAAAGGAGCAAAGACCTACATACAAGATTTTACAACCGATGATATAAGTCAACAGATAGATGCAGGCATACTGCATGATAGCTCTGTATCAGTATCATGGGGTTTTTCTGAATGTTCTATTTGCCATAACGATATAAGGGACTATGAGAACTGTAGGCATTATCCCGGTAGAGTTTATAAGGATGATGGCGAAGAAGTGTTATGCACTGTAATAGCAAAACCTGCGCCTCCGCCACGTCCAGATAACAGTTGCATGATAGAAAACTCAATCGTCTGCGCTGGGGCTTATCCCGATGCAGGGGTATTGGGACTTTCAGCAAGTGGTGAAAAACCGCCGAACACTGAAAAGATGGTAAAGCTCAACAACATAGCAGACCTAAAACTGGTGAAAAAAGACGCACCAGTTTTTTGTTGTTTATCCTCAACCTCAGCGACATTCCAAATTGAAAGCGAGAACCTACGCGATGCAAGTGAGTTGCATCAGATTTACCACCAAATGTACTCAGAAGCGGAATTGCCCGAAGGTTGGACGAAAGCCCGTTTGAACGCAGAACACAAGAAGGTCGTACAAGCACTTTTAGACGAAGGACACGAACACTTCATGGTGGACGCACTCGATGGGGCTTTAAATGACGCTCTAAAGGCGAAATCAACGAAAGGAAGTGACAATGTGGACGAAAAAGAAAAACTGGCATTTGAGAAGCAGATTGATGAATTAAAAACTGAATTGGCCGATAAAGAAACTGCTTTAACTGCCAAAGATAGCGAAATAGCAGAACTCAAGGCTAAAGTAGACGAATTAAATCCACAGGCAGAACTTGGCAAGCAGTATCGCGAAGATGTTATTGGGGTTGCTTTAGCATCTGGTGTTCGTGATATGGGCAACGAATTTGTAGAGGAAACCTACAAGAAAATGTTTGCTGCTTTGTCCATTGAAGAAATCAAAGAAATGGGCGAAAAATGGGAAGCATCTGCTCTGGAAAAATTAGGTGTTCCTGAATCCAAAACCAAAGGTGAGGAAATAGGCTTACCAGAAGAAGGATTTAAGCAAGTTGTTGACCCGAGCCTGTATAAAGTTGGAAGGTAAGGGGGTGTAAGATTGAAAACTGGCATAAAAATTAATGGACTTAAAATCAAGGGAAAAGAAGTAACTGCAAGTGCCGATGACCTTAACCGTGGTGCGCTCAAGAAGGTTACTGGTGCGCTGGCTGCCGTAGACACTGGCGGCGGTGTGTTTGCATGGGCTAATCCCGAAACCAGCGAAATTCTGATTGAGCATGTAGCCCTTGTAGTAACCACTAAGACGACTGATGCCTGTACCGTTGATGTTGGCACGACTGCCGCTGATGCGACTACTTCAAGCGACAACTTGATTGACGGTCAGGATATAAAAACCGCTGCTGGTACATTTACCAATACTGCTAATGGTGGGACTAATGGCAAAGCTGCTCAAAGACTTGCTGCTGGTAAATGGGTAACTGGTTCCGTAGTAACTGGTGGTGCAAGTGCTGGCTTAAAAGGTAGTTACGAAATTTACTACCGTGTACTTTAATTTGAAAGGAAGTGTTAAATAATGGCTATGACTTATGCAGAAGCTAAAGAGAGACTTTTGAATATTGACTATCACGAAATTACCCTTGTTCCCGCTAACGGAATTGCCGCAACCGATATTGGCAAACTTGGCACTATCTCTGGCATTGGAGAATGGAGCTTAGGTGCTGATGCAGGCGTTCCTTTTGGGGTGCTAATCAGATTTGAAACCGATGCTGTTGGTGTTCAGGATGGAGGTTATGCCGAAATTGATATTGAACATGCTGCGCAGGCTGCCAACGAAGTAACTAACGGCTCTTGGGTTGAATTGGATGGTGCCGGTAAAGGGGCATTGGCCGCTGCCGCTACTGGTGTTCGTGCTGTAGCTGTTGATGCAACCAATCACAAAGCTATTGTAAAACTTGGCTAAATAAATAACCAAATTAATAACTGTAACCCGCTAAATATGGTGGGTTTTTTGTTTTCTGAAAAATTTGAAAGGAAGTGAAGTTTAATGCCTACCGAAACTAAAGTTAACGGTTATATGGGATTAGCAGAACAACTGTCTGGAACTGGAACTAATGTTTATAAAGAAGCATACAAAGAAGGCCGGAGTCTATCACAGCACTTGGAGATACTTGACCCTTCCAATCAGTATGTAGGTGCAGATGCTTGGCTTGGACAACTGGACGCTTTTGAACGCCAGATGCTGGCTAACGGTATTCGTACCAAGAGTGACCCTGCAAAGGGCATTTATGCTGATACGGTGGAAAAATTCTTCCTCGGTACTTCAAGCTCTGATGTACTGTTCCCCGAATTTATCAACCGTACTGCTCGTCAGGCTATGGAAGCTCCCGACATTTTAAATGAGCTGGTAGCAATCAAGACCCCGATAACTGGTAACGCTTATAAGACCTTCTATGTAGACCTGTCTACTGCTGCTAAACAGAAAAAGCGTGTAGCAGAAGGTGCAGAAATTCCGACAACCACTATCACCGGACACGAACATTCTGTGACCTTAAATAAAAAGGGTCGCGCTATTGATATGTCCTATGAATATGTTCGCCGTATGCGTATTGACATGCTGGCTCTGTTGATTGATGGTATTCTTCAGCAGACTGGACTTGACCTTGCCGATGATGCAGTAAGCGTATTGATAAACGGTGACGGCAACGCATCTACCGCCGCAACCAACTTCAATCTAACTGCTTTAGGTGGTGTAGTTGCTAATGGTATTGACTGGGAAAGCTGGCTGAAATTCCGGCTGAAATTCTATCCGTACAAAGGCATAACTGCCATTGTGGATGAAACCCAACTGATTAAGGTATTGGGTATTCAGCCCCCTGTTATTGACCCCTTGACCTTGATGGCAGCTATGAACGGTGGAACTTCCATTGGTGGTGGTGCTAATCTGGCTCAGAATGTATTCTCTGGTCCGATGCGCTATGTATATCTGGCTTCCAGTACCATTGCCAATAGAGTGCTGGTTATCGACCCGAAATATGCTTTAGAGCAGGTAACTGAAATCGGTGCAGACATTGTAGAAACTGACAAGATGATTAAGTCCCAATTTGAGACTATCGTACTGTCGCAGGTAACTGGTTTTGCTACTCTGTTCCCCGATGTAGTAAAGACTCTGACAACTAATGCCTAACTTAAAGGGGGGTCAATTTAACCCCCCTTTCCCCAATTTAAGGGGGTGATATTATCGCTGACAAAATTTTACCAACAGGATATGAGAATAGGGTTCGCGTTGACATGGGAGTAACAACTAGCATACTTCCCGATGCAGACATTCAATCTAAAGCAACAATAGCAGAAGCATTGATAATTAAATCTGTTCCCGACTATGCCAATTTGGTGGGTGATGATTTAACCTTTCTGGAATCTGCTGTAATCGCTCAAGTATGCGCTCTGCTTTGTACTGGTATGGCACAAAGGGTGAAGGTAGCTCAACAGGACGAAACTCTTTATTCCTTTAAGATTCAAGCGACTAATTGGGATAAGAAGAAGCGAGAATTTGAAGGGTTAGTAAGAGGGTATATCTGTTTGGCAACTGGACAAGAGGATGTAATCATCAGTCCTGTGGGGGTGGTCTATAATGATAGACTCGAAATCTAAGCACATACAGGATGAAGGCTTATCAATTACTATTACCCGCACTCCTACGAACTATACAGGCAAGGCAATAATCGGCAAAATAGGTAAAACTTTAGCTGATTATTCGGTGCAAAACAAGCGAATGATTAACTGCCTATTGGAATCTAACTTAACTACGGGTGAGTTAATAACTTGTGGTGATGAGCAGTTTATAGCTGTAGTATCACGCAGGGAAATAATACAAGGGCAGGAAGTCGCAATAATTGCTTACGGATTGATTTGCAATACTACCTTGACAGTAACGAGGACGGAGACTGCTTATGACGATGACGGTAATCCAACGGGCGAAACTCCTTCAACTGTCATAGATGCGCTTGCCTGTCGTGCTGACCAGATTAACGGTAAAATGAGTGAACTTGATACCGGACTGTTAGACACAACCGTTATGAGAGTAACTTGTCCCAATGATGACAGTCTGCAACAAAATGACAAAGCAACGGTAGCAGGTCGCAATTATCGGGTAGATGATATAGACCGTTTTAGCATACCTGGGGCAATGGTTATTCAGTTAAGCGTATGGACTACTGGTTAGTGTGGTGATGTTATGGGATTAAGAATTGACAGTCAGGCAATGGCTAAAGGGTTGGAAATTATGCTTTTAGCTGAATGTGAAATCTTGACTGATTGGCTTTGGTCGCAGGTTCAAAGCAAAGCTCCACCGGAAGTAGATAGAAGTAGAATCCATAAAGAAGTGGTGACTATTGCTGGACAGGTAATCGGTACTGTATCTGCTGGTGGAATGATGGCTTTAGTAACTGAATGGGGTTCTGGTTCGCTGGCTGATACAAGCAATTCAGCATGGGACGACTATACCCGTTCAAAGTATTGGAATCCTGCTCGTGACCCCGGCAGACATACCATTCGTGGTAGACCAAAAGGTGACTATGTTGACCTTGATGGTGAAACGCATTATTCAACTGGTAAATTTGAAGGGCGTAACCTTGAGTGGAGATACCCACCCATTGAACCTCAACATTGGATGCGTGAAATTGTAATTTTATCAAGGCCATATGTTTTGGAACGATTAAGACAAGCAATTAAAGTGTTTCCGTTTCACAAATACATTCGTTCAGACGGAAGGTAGGTGATGCCTTTGAGTGATTTTACAATTATAAATTCTGTATTCGGCAAGCTAATTGCCGATTCTACTTTTCTGGGGTACTTTGGCTTGACTCCCACATCTCCAATGGCTGATAAAGTAGCTAAAGTTCAGAAAGAGATGGAGCCAACAGGCTTGAGTACAACCAATATCCCGCTATGTTGCATTTACCCTATTCCGGGTGTTCGTTCAAGGGCAAATGCTATAGTTTACGATGCAATGTTTGAAGTAGCGATTTATTCCAACAACAGCTATTCAAATGTGAAATTAACCAATCTGCAATACGGAACAATGGTAATTGGACAACGGGCAAGAGAATTACTGCATCAAGTCCAATTAGCAGGTGCTACTTTTAAGGTGGAATACCAAACATCATTTCAGACTACCTCAAACATAGCAGGGATAAAAAAATATGTAATGCGTTTTAAAGTGGGCGAAGAAATCGAATAGGTTTCCTAGCTCATTTTTGTTTTAAGAAATTAAGAAAGGAAGTGAAAGTTAATGGCTGGTACTTTACCCGCTCCGCAAACTGGCTTTTCCATCAAAGGAGTTCCACTGATTCTGATTGAGAACTTTTCTACTGGTGCATTAATTGCCCGAATTGAGAAGGCAGAAAGTGCGGTTTTAAAGACAAGTTTCCCTATTGACCCTATTTATGGAGGTAATGGACTCTATCCCCATGATTATATCGACAAAGACCGCACTGGTACTTTAGAGATAGCGACCTCACGATTCCAATACGGGTTAGCGCAAGCTGCTGCTGGCGCAACTGTAACCACTGGCACTAACATAACCATGCAGGTTATCGGCGAAAAGGCTACCGTTCCGGCGACTTCGACTTATACCGTTAATTTGGCCAATAAAACCACTGCTGTTGAAGCATCGGTAAAAGTTTACTATGCCGACACTGGTGTATTGCTTACCAAAGATGCCTCTGCTGCTGCCGGTAAATATTCTTATGCCGCCGGTGTATTGACCTTTGCCGCCGCCGATGCAAGCAAGAACATCATTATTGACTATCAGTATACCGCTGCTGCTGGTGACTTGGTTGCTGTATTGACTAACGGCGCAATTCCGGTAGTTAAGATTACTCTTGCTAATGAGTTTAGCAACCAAGATGGCGTAACCATGCGTGAAGCTATCTTTGTTCACAAATGCAAAGCAAGCGGTGACTTGGAACATTCCGAAAATCGCGGAAATCCTGCCAAACACACTTTGACCTTTAACCTAATGGACCCGGAAAGAGCTGACAAACAGCTCTACACGATGGGATATATCGCAGTTTAATTCCCTGCTAGCTACCTCCTTGCTAGCAGATGAGATAGTCCCGGCTTGGTTTCTCTCCTGCCTTGCCGGGGCTCCCCATTAGGGGACTCAAGGAGAGAATTAAAAGTTGAAGGGAGAATTTATAATGAGTGAGATTAACGAAGCATTAGGCTTAGGAGATAAATTTACCATTGACGGCAAAGAATATCGGGCGCATATTGCAACCTTCGAGGAATTGCTTGATATTGGGGAAAAGACAGATGGACTCTATTTGTCCGACAAAGGGCTTTACATTAACTTTATCAAGTTACAAGGTGAAGAAGACTATAAACAACGTGATGCAAGGGTTAAGAAACTGCTTAACTTATTGCAGATGATATTCCCTGATGCACCTGTTGATGCGATAAAAAAACTTAATCGGAAAGAGATGGCAGCAGTTATCGATTACTTTCTGGTCAGCTAGCTATCCAAAAGACGAAGAAACAGAAAACAAGGAACCGCCTAAGCCGGGAGAAGCTCAGAAGTCATTAGCCAGATTAGCCCTCAAATTAGGTGGTTTCGAAAAGGTTAGAAAATTAACTATATTACAGGCTAGATTACTAGCCGATGTAATGGCAGACGATCAGTTGTTCTTGGCTAAAATTCATGGTTGTGAAGTTAAGGGTGAGAAGAAAAACGATGAGGAATTTGTGAGCTTTTCAGATGCTTTTAAGGCAATGCAGGGGGATTAATGTCCCCCTTAATCATTCTCGTTTTCCTCACTATCCAGTATTGCATTGTGATGTAATGCTTGATTGTAGGCTCCGGTAGCTGACCATACTACGTTTGCCAAAACTGTTATTGCCAAAAAAAGTGGAGCCTCAAAGCCCGACCCTTCTAATATTGCTGAATACAGAGTATATATCATTCCGTACATTAAACCACAATGGATAACGAAATAAATAAGTGCCATTTTACCTTGACCGTTATAGACTTGCCCTAAACCCGGTAATAAGCAAGAAAATATGGCGGCTAAACCTTGATGATTATACATTTTCATTAACTTACCCCCTTTTAAATAAAATTTAACTATACTTTTGGGTTTTGCTTTAAAGCCCAAACGATAAGCCATTTAATAGTTGCTGCTCTAGATGAAAAATGATTCTCATGCCAGAAGTTATCTATAGCTTCCAAAACATCTTCATCAATTACGAAACTTAAAAATGGTTTTTTACTTGCCATTAAAATCATTCCCTTCTTGTTTTAAAGGCATTATAACATATACCGGAGTAGTTGACAAGTTTGGTTATATGTGTTATAGTGGTTATAACGATTAAAGAAGGGGGGGGTATGGTATGGCAAATATATTAGTTGCAGAAGTTGATATTAAGGGGGTCAGGCCGCTTTTATGGCATAGTTTTGGTCCCGATGCTTTGCCGTTGGAACGACAAGAAAGGACTGGTGTAGCGGGTAACGACCCTGAAGAATGGCGCAAAACGGTTTTAGTAACAAAGGATAAGCAGTTATTTCTTGACCCTAGTTACATATTTTCTTGCATTCGCGCAGGAAGTAAATATACTAAGAGTGGTAGGGGCAGTATTCAGTCTGCGGTTAGTGCGACATTGCAGGTTTTAACCGACAAGGTGCTTGTTGACCGTTATTTACCTGATAATGTAGAGGAAATGGTTAATATGATTGACGAGCCTGTTTACCTTGATGTACGGTCAGTTAAAAACCCTTCCACTAAAGCAAGAAATGTTCGTTATCGTGTAGCTGCATCTCCTGGTTGGAAAACTAACTTTGAAATTATGTGGGATAAAACTATTGTCGCAAGCAACCAAATGGAAGCATCAGTTATAGATGCTGGTAGATTTGCAGGTTTAGGAGATGGCAGGGCTATTGGATTTGGTAGGTTCGAGGTAGTTAATTTCGAGGTTAGGGATTATGCCTAAGAAAAGACCGCCAAAAGAAGTGTGGCAGGAACTTCGCAGAATTATTTGGGAGCGCGATGGTGGCAAATGTGTCCATTGTGGTAAACCAGTAACATTAGAAGAATGTCATATTGACCATATAAAAAGTGGTAAAAACGCCACAAATGAAATAAAAAACCTGCGTACTTTATGCCGTAAATGCCATGTATTAAGGGCAGATAATCGGCATAGAGGAATGATTGCTAAAGCCTTACAAGATGAGGTTATTCCTCCAAACTGGCGCGAGTTGGTTTGGGATGAATAATAAAAACAAGGTGCGGTATGGACTGGAGCGGTAGGTCTGGTAGTGGCTTGGAGGGGCATGGTGGGGCGAGGCATGGTGCGGTAAGGTCAGGTATGGTAGGGCGTGGCAGTAAAGAGAGGATTGGTTAAATCAGTCCTCTCTTTTTTATTTAAAGAGGTGATAGGATGAATGAAAACGATATTACTGGCGGCAATGCTGTATTAGCCAGTTTGCGGTTTAATGTTGATAATATTGCAAAGCAGATGGAACTAATAGAGCAAATGGCGAAGCAGACGGCACTTAAGGCGCAAGAAGCCTTTAAGAATACTAGCCTATTGACTCCGGCCAACACTCAGCAAATGACAGCACAGCAATCTATGGTAGCCCAAATCACGGCACAAGGCGAAGCAAAGAAGGCCGCAATAGTAGCCGAAGGCGAAGCAAAGATATCTGCTATTCAAGCCAAGGAATCATTGACCAGACAGGCTATAGCCCAAAAAGAAGCTCAGGCGCAGTTGGCAATAGCAAGACAACAGGTAGAACAGGAAAAACTATTATACATGCAATCCAGACGCGCTGCCTTTGAACAAAAACCTCAAGGTTTCGCTGGACTTATGGAACGTAGAGCTTCATGGTTAGTTACTGGTGGTCTTGTTATGGGCGGTATTGCTGGTCTTGCAGGAACAATATCAACTATAAAAGACGTTGAAATGGGTATGACCACCATAGCCCGTGTAACAGAAGATGCTGCCTTTAGCTTTAAGGGTATGCGTGATGAATTACAGCAGTTAGGCATTACTTATGGTGATACTTGGGAAGATGTAAGCGATATTGCTATCCGTTGGGCGCAAGCTGGTTATGATATGGCAGATACATTGGAACTTACCAAATCTTCATTGTTAGCCTTAAATACAGCCGAATTAAATTCAGAGCAAGCCACAAACGGAATGATAGCTATTATGGCTCAATGGGGGTTAACTGCCGAAGAATTATTACCAACTATAGACGCTATTAATAAAGTGGCGGATGATTTTGCTATCACGAGTACAGACCTCGTGGCTGGACTTCAGCGTTCTTCAGGCGCGGCCAAAGTGCTTGGTTTAAACATGAAGGAAACCATTGCTATACTTACTGTAATGCGGGAAAGTACGGGCAGAACGGGCCGTGAGATAGGAAATGCCCTTAACTCAATCCTTTCCTTTATGCAACGACCTACAGCTATTAAAGCATTTGAAACAGAAGGAATAACGGTATTTGCCAATACAGCAAGAACCGAATTTAGAAATGTAATAGAAATCTTTGATGAAATGGCGCGGAAATGGCCTAAAATGAGTGAATCGTCACGTGACGCATTTGCCGACCAAGCAGAAGCAGCGGGACTTTACTCGGAAGAAATGGCAGAAATACTAGGCATAGAAGAACAGTACAACGATATTCAGCAGAGGAACTTATCACAAGCTGCTGCTGGTATTTATCGGCGCAACTACTTGCTTGCTTTGCTCCAGAACTGGTCAAAGGTTGATGAAGTTTTAATAGCCCAGGAAAACAGTCTCGGTTATTCCTTAAAGGAAAACGAAAGAACCATGCAGACTTTAGAAAAGCAGATTGAAGTATTGAAAGCATCAGCAGAACAACTAGCTGTAGCATTAGGTGATGCTGGATTACTCAGGGAAATAACTGCTTTAGTTGAAGGGGTAACCGATGTAGTACAATGGTTTAATAATTTAGATGATACAACTCAAACGGTATTATTAACGCTTATTGAGGTTACGACAGCAGTAAAGTTATTAACCATTGCATTTAAAGGGTTAGGTATAAGCGGTGCTTTAGCTGGTGCAGGCGGTTTAATGGCAGGTTGGGCAGTACCGATTAGTGCAACAACCGCAGCAACCAGAGGTTTATTGTCTGCATTAACAGGGGTGTCTGCTTTATTAACCAATGTAGGCAGAGGAATTATTGCTGCTTTTGGTGGTCCGGTTGTAGCTGCAATTATAGGGGTATCTACAGCAGCAATCGCGGTAGCTCGTAATATGGCTAGTGCCAATGAAGAATTAATTGCACATGGCGAAATAGCTGAAAACATGGTTGTTGAATATGACAGATTAAGTGAAAAACTAGATGGCATCAGCAAAGGTACAGATGAATACAACCAAACTGCTAAAGAGTTAAATATTGTTAAAGGGCAAATAGCTGATTCCCTGCCGGAAGTTATTGATGGCTGGGATAAAGAGTCTGATTCTGTAAAAATTAATCGTGAAGAAATGGAAAAATTAATTGTTGCAAGTAAAGACCTGAAAAAGTCGCAAGAAGATTTAACGGAATCGCTTAAAAGCTCAATACAATTAATGCAAACAGAAGTAGCGGAACATGCCAAACAAGCGCAGGAATGGGAAAGCGAAAAAAACGTATTGCAGGACTTGGTAGAGCGCAGAGACAAATTAACCGAAGCTCTTGCGCGGCAAATAGAGGGTTCAGGGGAAGCTAAAAAGACTGAAGAAGCATTGGGTGAAACCGAGAGACTTATTGCTGATATAGCAGAAGAAGCAGGATTAAAGCGCAACGCAACAGTTGACGATATAATGGCAAAACTAAAGGAATTGGAAATTGCTGAAAATAACCTTGTAATAAAAACTCAAAATGATGAACTTAAAAAAGTCGATGCAGTAAAACAAGCTGCGATTGCTAGATTAGAAATAATACAACAGGAAATAAATGCTTATAATGACCCTATGTCATGGGGATTTATGCAAGCTGCTGGAAACTTTTTAAAACAGATTAATCCATTAAACCAAT